CCGTATTACAATATGCACAACAAAGGTCATCAATTTATAACATTGCAAGAACTTATGGGTTAAAATTACCAGGACAAAGACCATCGGTTTCGTTGGTTGATTTTTCAATCACGGTTCCTGCGTTTGGTGATAAGGAAGATGAAAGATATCTTGGAACATTACAAAGAGGTTCACAAGTGGTTGGTGCGGGTATTGTTTTTGAAAATGTTTATGATATTGATTTTGCTTCACCATACAACGCTCAAGGTTTCCCAAATAGATTAAAGATTCCAAACTTTAATGCTAACAATGTTCTAATCAATTATACGATTACAAAAAGAGAAGTTGTTGTTAATGGTATTACAAAGGTATTCAAAAGAGTTATTGGTGCAAATGATGTTAAACCATTCTTTGAATTATTTTTACCTGAAAAGAATGTGTTAGGTATTACAAGTGTATTATTAAAAAATGGTACAGAATATACTAATACTCCAACAACTGCGGAGTTTTTAGGTTTAGATAATAGATGGTATGAAGTTGACGCTTTAGCCGAAGATAGGGTTTTTATTGAAGACCCAACAAAAGTTTCAGACCAACCTGGTATTAAAGTTGGTAAGTATATTCAAACACAAAGTAGATTCATTACTGAATATACACCTGAAGGATTTAAGAAGATGACATTTGGTGGTGGTACAAATACTGCCCAAGACCAATTGAATCAATTTACCACATTAGGAACAACTTTAGAATTACAAAAATATTCAAATAACTTTTCATTAGGGTCAACCTTAACACCAAATTCAACATTATTTATTCAGTATAGAGTTGGTGGTGGTTTGGCGACAAATTTAGGTACAAATGTAATCAACCAAATTGGTACTGTTTCATTTTATGTTAATGGGCCATCTGAAACAACTAACTCATCAGTAGTTAATTCTTTAAGATGTGTTAATACAGTTGCCGCTGTTGGTGGGGCAGGAATTCCTTCGTTAGAAGAAATTAGAAATTATGTGTCATTTAATTTTGCTGCACAAAAAAGAGCAGTAACAGTTCAAGATTATGAATCTTTAATAAGAAATATGCCAGCTGAATTTGGAGCACCAGCTAAAGTTTCAATCACAGAAAACGATAATAAAATATTAATTCAAATATTATCTTACGATACATCGGGTAAGTTAACCAATCTTGTTTCAAATACTTTAAGACAAAATATTGCAAATTATTTATCTAACTATAGGATGATGAATGATTATATTTCAATATTCACAGCTGAAGTTATTGATTTGAGTATGGATGTATCTATTGTGTTAGATTCTGCTCAAAATTCAGGACAGGTTATTTCAAGTGTTATTGATAAAATATCTACATACTTAAATCCACAAATAAGACAATTAGGACAAAACATATATCTTTCAGAGATTAGAAGTTTAATCCAAAACACAAATGGTGTGTTAACGGTATCAGGTTTAGATGTTTATAATCAGGTTGGTGGACAATACTCATCGGCTGAAACGTCAATGGAATACTCCAACCCTGAAACAAAACTTATTGGACCTGTTGATGATACAATATTTGCACAACCATCACAAGTTTATCAAATCAGATATCCTGGTAAAGACATCAGAGTTTCAGTTAAAAATTTCCAATCTATTACTTTCACATAACAAGTTTATTTATTTTTTAATTAGATTATCATTTAGTTGTATGCTTTTAACTTTAAAAATTACGCATAAACTATTTATTAACTAAAGGAAATTAATGGGTCAATCATATAGAATAAGGACTGAGTTAGGGATTAACAAATCAATTGATGTACAACTAGACCAAGAGTTTGAGTTTTTGGAGATTTTATCTTTAAAAATTCAACAGGCAGACATTTACACAAGAAGTTGTTCTGACTATGGTGTTGTTGTTGGTAGAGTTACCGCAAATAATGGTTTTGGATTACCTAATGCTAGAGTTGCTGTGTTCATACCGATAGATAGTGTTGACCAATCAAACCCTCTAATAACAAGTATATATCCTTACAAATCTTTATCGGATAAGAATGAAGATGGTTATCGTTATAATTTATTACCTTATGAGAAATCGTATTCTACTCACGCAGCTACAGGTACATTACCAACAAGATTAGATGTTTTAACTGGGACAACTGCAATTGAAATCTACGACAAGTACTATAAGTTTACTGCAAAAACAAATGAGAGTGGTGATTATATGATAATGGGTGTTCCTTTGGGATACCAAACATTAGTCATGGATGTTGATTTATCCGACATCGGAGAATTTTCTTTAACACCTCAAGATTTAATTAGAATGGGTTTGGCTACTGAAGGTCAAGTTGCGGGTAACAGATTTAAAACCTCAACAGATTTAAATTCTTTACCTCAACTTATCACACTAACCAAAGCGTTAGAAATCTCACCTCTATGGGGTGAACAAGATATTTGTGACGTTTCTATCAATAGAATTGATTTTGATTTAAGAGATAATGCCAATATTAATATACAACCAACCTCTGTTTTTATGGGGTCAATGTTTAGTAGTCCTGATGAAATGAGGATAACACCAGTGTCTAACTTTCTTGGAATTGAGTTTGGTGGTAAACCTGATGATGATTTGGGTAATTTATGTGAATTAATTTCAGGACCAGGACAAATTCTTGCCATAAGACAAACTATAGACCAAGATAGTGATGGAAATCCTGTCTTAGAAGTATACCAAATGGAACAATCGGGTAATGTAATTGATGGTGATGGAACGTGGTTAACGGAATTACCAATGAATTTGGATTATTTCATTACTAACGAATTTGGTGAAAAAGTATTATCTAATGACCCTACAATTGGTATTCCAACTAAGGCAAAATATAGGTTTAAAATTAAATGGCAACAACCTAAATCATTAAGTGAACAAGTTAGACGTGCCTATTATTTAGTGCCAAATGTTAAAGAATATGATGGGGATAAAATTGGTAGTTCATATTATTTTGGGTTGGATTGGAGTGGGTATACAAACGGGTTTACTAATACGACTCAATATTATAATAGGTTGAATGAAGTTATAAATTGTGAAGACACATTTTATGAGTTTAATTTTAATAAAGTTTATACTGTTGCATCATTAATTGATGAATATAAAAAGGGTGGTAAGGGTCAGTTTATAGGTATAAAAGAAATTGGTGATAATTCGTGTGCCAGTAGTGTAAATAAATTTCCCGTTAATGAAGGTGTAAGAAACTTTGATTGGTTATTCTTTTTGTTCTCAATTCTGTTTCAAATATTATCAATAGTTGGACCTATATTACTAATTGTTTATCATCTTGTGGCATTCTTATGGAATAATTTTGCGGTAATTCTTCTTATTTATCTAATAGGGTTTTTTGGGTATAACGCATTTAATTATTGGTCTTTATTTTATGGAGCTATTGCGGGTACTGCGGCATTTGGCGCGACTGCGGGAATGATTGTTGGGTTTTTGGCTCAAGCTATATTGTATACTTTGGGTGCGATATTTTTAACAATTAATTTTAAAAAAATTGTTAGTTATAAATTTGCAAGATTTAAATTATCAATGATGACTTATCCTGATTGTCAGGCATGTGATTGTATTCCTGAAAATATACAACAAAACGAAGTATCATCACCCCCAAGCTCTACACTAACTCAATTTAGTAATAGTGGTTTATATTATCAAAAGATATCTGATAAGGACAATTTTTGGTTTGGTAGCGTACTTGGTGATAATGAAACTCGTAGGTCAATTGCAAGTGTTGCAATTAGTGATGCGATTGGAACTAGAAATTCCCCAATAGATAATCAAGATACGTTTAAGTCAACAAAATCTAAAATATATGGTATTGATGATGATTATAAAGACCTTATGGCTTATACTACAGAACTTCCATTAGGTGAAAGAATTAATGTTTTTAATACTCGTAAAAAATATTTTGATGGGGTTAATCAAATTAGTGTTACTTTTGATGTACCATCCAATATAGGTAAAGTTCATACGGATAATACATTAACGGTT